GTATTTACTTCAAAATTACCTAAAGAAGTTCATATTCAAGCTTCTAAAAGAATTTTTAAATCTGCAGATATTGAATTTCAATATAAAAATGCAATTACACCAACTAAAAAATTTAGATATTTAGAAGATAAAGAAGAAAATCAACAACAAGTTGAATCTCAAGAAAAATCTCAAGTTCAAGTTGAATCTGAAGAAGAAAATCAAGTTCAAGTTGAATCTGAAGAAGAAAATCAAGTTCAAGTTGAATCTGAAGAAAATGAAGCTAAAATAAAAGTTAAGACTCCTGAAAAGAAAAAACGTGGAAGACCTGCAGTTCAAAGAAAAATTTAAATAAACATTAATAAAAATAAAATTTTTAAATATAAAAACTTTTTTATAATTAACTTTAAATAAATAATTAATTTTTTTAATATCATTTTATAAAAATTGATATTTTTTATACTTATTTAATAATTAATAACAAATATTTTTAACACTTAAATAAAAATTAACTAATATTAATATAAAACATGACAACTAAAACTTATAAAATAGCTAGACTTGTTTTATCTCAAAAAAATATTTATAAAGATACAAATAACAATATGCAAAGAAAATGTATTATTTTATCGTCTAGAGAACCTTATATATTTGTTAAAAGTAAAAAAAAATTCTCTCCTCATGATTTATATGTTAGATTATGTATTGAGGATAAAAAAGTAATTCAAATAGATGAAATAGGAATTGTAGGAAATCCAGAAGATGATTTAAATATATTTTATCATATTTTTACATGTGGTTGGTTATCAAATAATAAATTAAACAATATATTTAAAAATTATTTAAAAAATAATTCTTCTTATGATAATTCTTTAATAAGAATAAATTATGATTATCAAGTTATTAGTGTAGATCCAGAAGGAGCAACTGATTTAGATGATGGATTTTATTTTTTTGAAAATGATGAAACTATTGACTTTCATGTTCATATTGCAGATCCTATATCATATATTATGTTTAATACAGAATTTTCAGAAACAATTTTAAATGAAATTATTAAAAGAATTTCAACTTGTTATGTAGGAAAATCATGTCATTTATTACCAGAATCATTTGTTAAAAATGTTTCTTTTTTAAAAAATATTAATAATCAAGATGTTAAAAGAAGTATGTGTTTCATATTTACTATTAACAAAATTAATAAAGAAATAGATTTTGATATTAAATTATGTAATATTACTAATGTTCATAACACAACATATGATTTATTTCAAGAAACTTGTGATTCTAATGAAACTTATAAAAAAAGTATTTATAATTTATGTTGTATTCTTATTGATAAAATGAATTTAAATTATAATAAAAACTTTTATGATAATCCAGAATTTTCTCATATTATTATTGAAATATTTATGTTATGGACAAACCATTATATTGGAAATTATCTTTATAACAATAGTGATTATTTTATTGTAAGAACACAAGAACAATTTTGTGAAAAAAAAGATTTATTAAATAAACCAAATTATGTTACTAACTTTTTAAATTTTAGTGCAAATTATGAAATTGTTGATAAAATTAATAATATTAATAATGATAAAACATTAAAACATTTTGCATTAGGTATACAAAATTATACACATATAACTTCTCCCATGCGAAGAGTAATTGATTTTATTAATCATATTATAATTTACGAAAAAATGAGATTTTTAGACAATTCTATTTGTCAAAATATTTTACAAAATTTAAATATTCAAAATATTAATGATACAATTAAAAATCAAAAAAAAATATCTAGTAGTTATGATATTCTTAAACAAATAAAAAATAATAATAAATTTAAAGCATGTATTTTAAATTACAAAATTATTAATGAATCAACATATGCATTAATTGTTGTTTATAATGAAGAATCAAGTTTTAAAAAAATATTAGATATAGAACTTCCTTTAGAAAGAAATTTTATTTTAGATAAATTTATTGAATTTGATATGGAATTATATTACAACTCAGTAAATTTTAAATCCTCTAAATTCCCCTTTTCTATTAAAATTTTATGATTTTTTATATATTTATTCAATATGTAAATTAAAAAATTGATTATATAACTATATATTTTTAATTAAAATAATAAATAATAACAAATAACAAGTCTTATATATATAACATGTTTACTACAAAATACAAGATATACAGTGGAGAAGATTTTAAAAAGGTTTTTAATAACACAAGATTAATCAAATTTACTAATGAAGAAAACCTTAAATTTCACTATTCTTATCAAGAAGGATTAAATGAAGATATTGAAGAATTTAACCCTTATAAATTATGTGTAGCAGGAGGATTACATTTTTGTTCATATGATTTTATTGAAAAATGGATTGATATTGATCATGGTCAAGGAAGTAATTACTATTATTGGGATGTTGATATTCCTGATGATGCAATTGTTGTTGAAACTGATAATAAATTTAAGGCAAATAAAATAATATTAACAAACAGAAGAAGAATTCAAGATGATGAAGATTTAACATTAAAATTTTTATCATTAAATTGTGAATTTTTTAATAAAATTGATATGCCTTCAATTCAATCATTAGAAAAAATATTTACTGTTATGTTTAAAGAATTAAATAATAATTATGATTTACTTCCTTATTTTAACAAAAATTTTTTAAACTTTGAACAAAAAATTAGAATGTTTTATCCAAATAGTGATATATATCAAGGATTATTTTCTAAATTTGTTTATATTAATCCTCATATTATTACATATTTTAAAAATCCTGAATCACATCTTTATTATTCAGAAGAATTTATTGAAAATATGAAGAAGAAAGCAGTATTAATGAATTTACAACTATTTAAAGAATTTGATAATTTCGATAGAAATTCTATTGAAGAATTTGTTGATAATTGTCCTTTTATTGTTGGATTATTTAAGGAAAGAGATACTGAAATGTTTAATAAAGCAATTTTATTGGAACCTGATGTTTATAGATTAATTGTTGATTTATGTAATGATAAAACTCACGAATTAGCAGTTGATGTAAAAACAAAAAATATTAAATATGTTCCTACAAATTTTATTACTATAGAAATGACTTTGTCTGTATTAAATGAAAATCCTAGATTTGTACAATTTATTCCAAAATCAATCCAAATAGAAATATTTGATGATATTAAAAATTATGTAAAAAAAGATAATGATCTATTTAGATTATTAAGACATTATGATAAAGAAATTTGTGATTATATTATTAATATTGATAGTAAATATCAAACAGTTATCCCAAATGAATATATCCATTTAATGTTTTCTGATGATTCAGAAAATAATATTCAAATAAAAACAAATCAAGAAATATCATTTGATAATATTATGACCGATTTAGATACTCTCGATGAATATAATAAAAATAATATTGATAATCAAGATGATGAAGAAGACAATTATGAAGATGATTATGAAAGTTATAATCAAGAACAAGATGAAGAAAATAATATTACAGAAGATAATAATAATGATTCAGAAAGTAATCATGAATCTGAAAGTAATCATGAATCTGAAAGTAATCATGATTCAGAAGATGAACAAATTATTGAAAATAATCAAATTCAAGAAAAAGAACAAAATGATAATTCATATTACAATTATGAAAGTGGAACTTTATCAAATAAACCAAGTGATTATTCTAAAAATTGGTTCTCTTCTTGGTTTTAATTAAAACATATATTTTAATGAAATACATACTAAATTAAAAAAAAAATTTATTTATTAAACTTTTAATATTTAATATTTAATATTTTATATTTTATTTATATTAAATTTATTTATCTTATTCATTACTTTTTCTTTTTTTTATTATTTTTATTATTTTTATTTTCTTTTATATTTTTTTCAATTTCTTTTTTAATATTTTTATCTACTTTTTCTTTTTTTTCTTTTTTTTCTTTATTTTTAATTACAATTAATTCTTTTCCTTTTATTTTAGCTAAATTATTTCTTTTATAATCAAAATAATCAAACCATAAACATGATTTACAACAGTTATATTCACATTCTATTCTATTTTTATTATCTTTTAATAATTCTTTTAGTTTATTAGTATCTTCTATACATCTACTACATTCTGAAATTTGTTCAGGTGGTAATATTATATCATTCCAAAAACATATACCACATTGTATAGGTTTATTTAAAGTTAATGCATATTCTTTACACATATTTATACATTCTATTTTTTTAAGCTTTTTACATAAATAAGAATATTTATTATTCATTATATTAACATTATCAAAAGTATTCATACTAATATTTATAATAACTTATTACTTAAATAAAATAAAATAATTTATATCATTCAATTATTTTGATATATTTTTTAATTTCTTTTCTAATATCTTCATTTCTTATTGAAATTAAAATTTGTTTTAATTCATCATAGTTTTGACGAACAAGTTCAATTTTTTGTTTTTTATTACTAAAGAAATCTTCATTATCTTTTTTTAAAATAATTTCTAAATTTCTTACTTTTTTTTCATAACCTTTTAATACATCAATTTTTGCAAAAAGAAGTTTAAAAATATTATTTCTTCTTTTAATTTCAACTGCATCTACATTTATAAAATCTTTTTTACTACTTTCCATAACATTAAAATAAACACTATATTCTTGAGGATTTATTGGATTTATTACTCTTCCCAATAAACTTCTGTCTTCAGGAAAATATACTTCAAACAATTTTGATAATTCATAATAATTTTCACAAGTTAATTGCATTTTATCCATTATACCTTCTTCATATAAATTAATATCTGCTGAAAGTTTTATTTTCAAATCTTTGTATTCTGGATTTTCTAAAACTTCTTTCAAATTTTTAATCATATCTTCTCTTAAATATTTATTACTTCCATAACTATCAATTATTCTATCTTCATCATTGTCATTAAGCTTTTGTCTTCTTTTATTCCAATATTTAGGATCTTTATCTTTCAGAGATCTTTCTATTGCAATCCTAATGTCTCTATCTTCCTGATTCATATCATCATCACTTTCAATTTCTTCTGAAGAATAATCAACTATTCCATTATTAACAACTTTAGGATCAATTAACCTCATTCTTTGAGGCTCATCAGGTGCTCTAATTTCTTCTTCCATATTAATTTATTTTACTATCTATTTTTATTAATATAATTATGTATTTTATATTTCAATTTTATTTAATCTATTCTATTTTCATTTAATATTCTTGCTAATAAATCATTACTTGTTAAATAATTTTCAAAGTTATTAGAAATTATAATATTACCATTTTCCTCTGAATTAGAACTTATACTATCAGAATCAGAATATATAATATCACTATCAGAATCTAAATAACCTGTGGAAAATCTATGTATATTATTATTTTCTTCTTGATACATACTTCTTCTAATAAATCTCTCATTTTCTGAAAAACTATTAGAAAACAAATTTATATTATTATTATTATTATTATTATTATTTATTTGTTTTTCTATAAATTCTTTTCTACATATTGGACATGTAATATTATTTGATTCTATTTCATTATTTTTTTTTAATGCATATTTTAATATACAAGAAAAATGATATTCATGATTACATTTTGTTATAGTATAATCATTATTTATAGTTAAAAGTTCATAACATATACAACAAGTATTTTCTTCTTCCATAATTTCTGTTGATTCAAAGTTTGAAATAATTTCATCAATTATTTTTGATATTTCTATATTTATATTTTCCTCCATAAACTATTTAATTTTACAATCTATTTATAATTTTTTTACATTAAATAAACTATTATTTTATATTCATTAATAGTTTTTATAAAAATCAATTTTTTTACAATTCTGTACAAAGTAATTCCTCATAATATTTATAAAATAAATGTTCCTGTTTTGTTTTACATTCGTTTTTTATAAATTTATTCTCTTTATATTTTATTTTATCTTTCCATATATAATTATATAATGTTTTCATGATTTTACAATCATTTTTTATATACATAACTTCTTTATATGCTTTGTTATATGCTAATATATCATCACAATCAGACCAATCTTGTAATTCTTCCTTTTCTATTTGTAATTCTACTTTTAATTCTGATTCTGATTCTTTAATTTCATTAAATCCATTAAATTTATTAAATTCATCAATTATTTCAAATTCTTCAATATTTATTTTATTTTTATCTAGAATTTCATTATTATAATCAATATTATTTTCAACATATTTTTTATATTTTTTATTTAAATTATAATTTGATATATAGTTATCTAAAATCTTTTTTAAATTATCAATATCATAATTTCCACTTTTTATAAAAATTATTTCATTCATGATTCTTAATTAAAATATTGTTATATCTTTTTATATTTTCATATTTTTCTATTTTTTTAATTTTCTATTTCTTCATTATTGTTTTCATTTTCTTGATCCAATATTAAACTAATTTGAGGATAATTATTTATTATTCTATTTTGATTTTGTTCTAAATTTCTTAGAGAACTTAATAACTGTTCTATATAAGGACTTACTATTATATTTGTAGAAAATAATGTTGTATTAAAATTTATTGATACTTGATGATATTGTAGTGCTATAGGTGGAATAAATCCTATAGGTGGAATTCTTTGTCTTCTTTGTACAATTTCTAAACTTTGTGTTGTATTTTCCACTTCTATTAAATCTGGAATTTCATCACTATCATAATCATCATCATCATCATCATTATTATTATTATTATTATTATTATTATTATTATTATTATTATTATTATTATTATTATTATTATTATTATTATTATTATTATTATTATTATTATAAT